TATGTACACTTGTAGAAGTGCACTTGAATCGTCATGAATCTAAGGAAGACTTCCTGCGTACCCTTAAGTTTGCATACCTTTATGGAAAGACCGTAACACTTGTTCCAACACACTGGCCACAAACAAACGGTATCATGCAACGCAACCGTCGTATTGGTACGTCACTAACAGGTATAGCATCATTTGCAGATCAAAAGGGTTTGCCAATTGTTCGTGAGTGGATGGATGAGGGATACAACAAGATCCGTCACTATGACCACCAGTATTCAGAATGGCTTTGTGTTCGTGAATCAATTCGTGTAACAACAGTTAAGCCATCAGGATCAGTTTCAATTCTTTCTGGTGCAACTCCTGGGGTTCACTGGGGACCTGGAGGAAACTTCTTCCTTCGTGCAGTTCGATTTGGAAACACAGATCCAATGATGCACTTGTTCAAAGCAGCAGGGTACACAATTGAAGATGACGTAGTATCAGCAAACACCTCAGTAGTCTACTTCCCAATCAAGTCAGGTCATCCAAGATCTGAAAAGGATGTAACATTGTTTGAGAAGATTGCACTTGCTGCAACTGCTCAGAAGTACTGGTCTGACAATGGTGTTTCTGTAACACTGTCATTTGATAAGGAAACAGAGTCAAAGCATGTTGTTCCAGCACTTCACATGTACGAGGGACAACTAAAGGCAGTTTCATTCCTACCAATGGGAAATCACACATATCCGCAACAACCATATACTCAGATTACTGAAGAGCAATATGAGTCCTATGTTGGTAAGTTAAAGCATATTGATTTTGCTGCAATTTACGACGGTGTAGATAATCTTGAGGCTCAAGGTGAGGCATACTGCACAACAGATTACTGTGAAATTAAAATAAACAAGTAGTCTTCTGTGGTAAAATAGACTTATAATGTCTACTCCGTCAAACCTATATGCCGAAAAAGTCTTTGCCGAGCACCCTACTGGGTTATGGTCATTAGACGATAATGCAGACTATATTTCTTTAATCTCAGAGTCTGACAGGATTCTATCCAATACTGCAAAGTGGGACATAGTTGGCGGAACAGTTGCCGACTATCCAGAGTCCATAGGGGAGCCATTTCTTGGCAGTTACGTTGGACGAATTACTGCAAATCAAACAGTTAGTAAGACTGCGTCTGTAATGCTGACAAGCAAAGATATATTTGACATAAAAAAGTTTAATAAATATCTTAGAACATTTTCTGTAGGGGCATATTTTTATTCAGAGACTGCATATATTTCTGGATTTGAAATTGGCTACCAGTATACAGATCAAACTAGTAATCAAATTATAACTCACCTCAAAAACTTTGATACAGTTGTAAATACCAACTGGGTCTTTATATCAGAAACTTTTGATGCTCCTCCAGATGACACAGCAATTAGACTCGTGCTTAAGATAAATTACGTAGGAGTAATTGCTTCAGAGAATGTTTTTAGAATAAATGGACTAACTTTAGGACAGTGGTCAGAAGAGTTTGCATCCACTTCTCTTGGAGTAAAGCCTGTAGATATAACTAATAAAAATATTGCATTATCTGTGAAAGATGCAGTAGTTGCAAGGTGTTACGGTCTTCAAGAGTTAGACGGGTACTACCTTGTGTCTGACAACATGCTAAAAGCAAAAAATGCTGGTATGCCAATTGTTTATGGAACCCCAGGGCACACAATTTTATATCCAAACAATAACCTTCCATCACTTATCGTTCCTGGAGTTGGTATGCTAAATGAGGTTGGACAATTCAAACAATACACACTTGAAACCTGGATAAGAATAAACTCCTACACAAATGCAACTAAAAGAATTATTGGACCAATTGGATCAAACGACGGTATATATGTAGATGGACCATCAATAGGAATAAAAGTCAACAACCAGTATAAAACAAACTACGTTGGTGAATGGACAAGACCAATGCTTCTTCATTTTAAAGTTGGCAAAGACGCTGCTTCTTTGTTGATTAATGGTCAAGAGGTAATCTCTATCTCATATTCACAAGATGTAGCAGTTCTTCCAAGCGAGTTAAACTCGGATGGAAAAAATCAAGACTGGATAGGGTTTTATGCGTATGATGATGTTTCTCCAATAGACATAGATTGTGTTGGCATTTATCCATACCTAGTGCCTAATGCTGTTGCAAAAAGACGATTTGTTTTTGGTCAGGGTGTTGAAATACCAGAAAATATAAATACATCCTATAGTGGAACGTCTATTGCAATTGATTATTCTTTTGCAGACTATACAGCAAACTACTCATACCCAGATACTGGTAATTGGAATCAAGGGTTTAGCGATAACCTTACAACTGCAAATAGAGCAATCTCAGTAGTTAACCACCCACTTCCCAAAGTTGTTCTATCATCAAAAACAGAGAAGCAGTTATTTCAAGACAACAAGGTTGCCAACAACACAGCCGACATATCAAATTTTTTCTACGATGCAAAAGATTATTTTTCTTTTAGACCAAATAGCACTTGGAATGATACTAATGGGCATCTTTTCTTTGAAAAATTTGACTTTTTGCAAACCCCTATCTCTGCATTTTATGGATGCTTCCAGTTAAGAGGAAATGTAACAGAGCCACAAACACTTTTTAAGATTGAAAAAGAAAACAAATCAAATTCTTTTGTTATACGGGTAAGGAATAATATCCTAGAATACGTAATTAACACCAATGGAAATTCAGAGACGCTGTATTCTTCGCAAGTTCTAGACGCAAACGACTTTTTTGAAGTTGGCATCAACATACCAAGGTTTGTAGAACTGTTTGGAAACCCTGTGGCAGAGTTCTTTGGATCTTTAGCAGATTTAAGACTATATGTTGCAGGAGAAAAAGATAACACTAAAACATTTACTGGTAAGGTATACAATGTTGGATTTGCAACAAAGTATAATTTTCAAAAAATAAAAACTTTGTTTAACTCAGTCGGAGTTCCAAAACTTCATGAAGACATATTTTTTATGTATCAAAATAATCAAACAATAGACATAGATGGTGGATATGACACAGTGTCTCTACCTCCTTACGGTGGTCTAACTGACTTAGTCCCTGGAGCACTCTCTGGTGGAGGGGTTATACCTTTAGAGGAAGATTACCTAGTTGAACATACAGCCAGTTATACATTGTGTCCAGACATTTTATTTGAAACATATACTCTTGCTGTTTCAGCCAATGGATACTGGGAGGACAACTTACCTCTTACCTATTTTGCAGAGTCAGTTTTTGACACAAGGGGGGATCAGTATTTTGATCTTGACTTTATACAGTTTAACATAAACTATCCAATCCCATCAAAAACAATTGCCATAGAAACAAACCCAATTGATTGGACATACGCAGATCTTGCAAATGAGTATGGAGTTCCAGTTCAAAGAAGTTATGAGTCACTCGATAACTATTTATTTACAGGATATAACGATTATGAAGATTTAAAAAATAAGATATCAAAAGATTACAAATATGACACAGATGGAGCATTAGTAAAAACATATGTTACATTTCAATATACAGAATTAGGTGCTAACGCAGTAACAGATTATTTTGTTAAAATAGAAAGACCAGCAAGAAACGGAGTTTTGATTCCAGGAACCGATTGGATGACAACAAAATATGAAGTAGTAGATAACATGATTATCTATCCACCATCAGGAGTTGACTTTAATGACCTATCAATTGTTACACACATAGACGTAAATGTAAAAAACTCTTTAATCAATAACGTCAGCATTAAGAAATTGTCTTATGCTTCTCAAGCATTAAATGAATCTGACGCAAGCCCAATAGGAACAACATTTGGAACTCCTATTTATCCATACACAAAAACTGGAATTTATTATAACTTTAAAAAGAACAATCCTTTTTCAATTTATACAGGATCATCACCATACTTATATTTAACAAAGACAAGCGGAGTACAACTAAAAGGAACATATGATCCGCTAGTAAATAGAGGTCTTATGATTCCAGTCAATACAAGCAGAGCAGACGGGTTTAAAGTAATTGCCTTGCAACTTGCCGTTAGGTTTGATGGTGAGTATTTCCCATATGCTCCAACAGAAATATTTGAGATAGAAAGTAAAGAGTCTTACATAAAGTTCTATATGGTTGCTTGTGACCCAAGCGGAAGACGAGCAAAAGTATATGCCATAGATACAAAAACTGGACTAGTTCAAGACGGCATTGGTTTTTATTGGAACGGAAAGATAGTAAGAGAGCCAGTTATATCATTAGAAGACTGGGGATTTTTGGGAATTGAGTTTGCAGATAGTTTAAACTTTTCATATTTTGAGGGGGCAATAAGATTGACTGGCCCACTGTTATTTAACAACATTTCTTTCTATCAGTCAACAAACTTGCAAGAAGTCCAGAATGTAGCAGAGAGACCATGGTTTAGGGTTAAGGTACTAAATGGTCTAGACTTGGACTGGAAGTTCTGGAATACTGGTTCGTTTAACTGGAATAAGGTACTGGTTTTATCAGAAACAAGTTATTATGGGGTAAACCCTTCTGAAGTTTATAAAAGTTATACTGGAACAAACAAGATCATAGTCGATACTGATAAGGTTTTACGTCTAGGCAATTACAAATATACTGCCTATTCGGATGTAAATTGGAACCAGGTAGTAGTAGATCCAGTTTGATATGGTATACTTATGGTTATGGATTCATTAATAGACCCAAAAACTGGTCAACCAATTGTAAAGAATGTAAGACGACAAGTCATTGAAAAAAACTATGACTGGGGTCTTTATGTGTATAAGAAGGCAAACGGCAAGTGGTTTACAGATGGCAATGGCTCTGTGCTTAATATTCCTTCAGACAAAAACGATATTTCAAGAATGGCAGAATTAAAAAAGACTGCAATGCATTATGGAGACCCAGGAGATGGTACCTGTGTGTTTGTTCCAGGACTAACAAGAGTTTCTGAAGAAGAGTATTCTGAGCAAGTTGATAGACTAAACGCTGGACTTATTCCTTCTCTAAATGACCTTGGTGCAGTTCAGGCAGCAAAAGATACTATTGCTAAGTATGGAGACGAGGACTAATTATGGAATATAATGAGTACGAAATCGGTGCAAGAATTGATGATGCAATAAAGAAGGATGACACCTTTTCAAAGTCAGATCCATTTAATGGTAACTGGGATACACTAAAGTCTCTTGACGGACTAGAAGCAAATTTTAAAAGGCGCATCAGCAGATCTGCAACCAAGATGGTTGAGCCAACAACACAATATACAACTGCAGCACTTGCTGGAAAAAGCGGTATTGATGGAGCACAGTCAAAAGAAATAAACCCAGGGTTAGTATATGTAAACGGCTACGGAATGTTCGATGTCATTACACCACCATGGAACCTTTATGAATTAGCAAACTACTATGACACTTCATTTGCAAACCACGCAGCAATTGATGCCAAGGTAGAGAACATCGTTGGACTTGGTTATGAGTTCAAGGTTTCTCAAAGAACAATGATGAGACTTGAGTCATCAGAAGATAACAGTGCAACACAGAAGGCAAGAAAGAGAATTGAAAGAACAAAGATTGAAGCAAGAGACTGGCTAGAGTCACTTAATGACGACGACTCTTTTACAGCCACAATGGAAAAGGTTTACACAGACTTACAGTCAACTGGAAATGGTTACCTTGAAATTGGTAGAACCACTCGTGGAGAAATTGGATACGTTGGACATATACCAGCGACAACAATGCGAGTAAGAAGAATCAAAGACGGCTATGTTCAGATCATTGGAAATAAGATTGTCTACTTCCGTAACTTCGGAGCAAAGAATCCAAACCCACTAACAACAGATGCTAGACCAAACGAGATTATTCACTTTAAGCAGTACTCACCTCTGAATACATTCTACGGAGTGCCAGACATTATGTCGGCTATCAACTCATTACATGGAGACTCACTTGCCTCACAATATAACATCGACTACTTTGCAAACAAGGCAGTTCCAAGATACGTTGTAACATTAAAGGGTGCAAAACTTTCTGGAGATGCAGAAGATAAGATGTTCCGATTCTTGCAGACAAATCTCAGAGGGCAGTCACACAGAACGCTATATATTCCACTTCCAGGTGATAGCGAAAATAACAAAGTTGAATTCAAGATGGAGCCCATCGAAGACGGCATACAGGACGGCTCATTTAAAGAGTATCGTAAACAAAACCGTGATGACATCCTAGTAGCACATCAAGTACCACTATCTAAACTTGGAGGTGGCGATTCTGGATCTATAGCAGCAGCACTTGCACAGGATCGTACCTTTAAGGAGCAGGTTGCAAGACCAGCACAGAGACAACTTGAAAAAATGATCAACAAGATTATTCGTGAAAAGACAGATATCATTGAGTTTGTATTTAACGAGTTGACATTGACAGATGAAATTGCACAGTCTCAAATCCTTGAGCGTTATGTTAAGAATCAGATCATGACTCCTAACGAGGCAAGAGTTGTTTTGGATATGCCACAAAGAGATGGTGGCGATGAGGTCTTAGACCTTAAACCAACCACGGCAGCAGAAGCAAATACAACAAGAGCAAGAGACTCTGAACGAACAAATAATAATTCTGATAGCACTTCAACCGTTGCTGGAAGAAACCCAAAGGGAGAGGGTCGAAGCAACCCTTAATGTCTAATATGTCCACATTGTGATATATTTATAAAAGGGGGTTTATAATATAATGGTGAGCAATATATCCAAAGCCCATTGGAATTCAGATGGGGAAAATTTACGTCTTTCCATGCCACTTACTAAGGTGGACAAGGAGCGTCGAATCGTTTCTGGATTTGCCTCTTTAGACAATATTGATAAGCAAGATGATATTGTAACAGCAGAAGCATCAATGGATGCATTTGCAAAATTCCGAGGGAACATCAGAGAAATGCATCAGCCACTAGCAGTAGGAAAGATGGTTTCATTTAAAGCAGATAAGTATTTTGATCCAGACTCAAAGAAGTTTTATAATGGCGTATTCGTATCAGCATATGTTTCAAAGGGTGCACAAGATACTTGGGAAAAAGTTTTAGATGGAACGCTAACTGGTTTTTCTATTGGTGGACGAATGAACAAGTGGGATGACGGTTATGACGAAAAGTCAGAAAAAGCAATTAGAATTATTAAGCAATATGATTTGGTTGAGTTGAGTCTTGTAGATTCCCCAGCAAATCAGTTTGCAAACATTGTATCTGTTGAAAAGGTAGATGGAGTAGACATCATTAAGGGCGACGAGACAGTACTAGAAAATGTTTTTTATGATAAGGAATCAGGCATTGTTATGGTTTCAGAAAATGAGTCAGAGTTAAGTCCAACTACTGGTGAGCAAATGGCAAATATAGGTTTCGTTGAAAAAACAGATAACGAAAAGACAGACATGATAAAATTCTTAGTTGATAGTGCTAAAGGCATTAATACTTCTAAGATTAACAAGGAGGTACAACCTATGACAAAATCAAAAACACAAGTTGAAAAGACAGACGTAATTGAAGATGTTGTGGTCGCTCCAGAGGCAGATGCATCAGTTGCAGAGGTTACTGAGGAAGTTGCTAAGGCAGAAGAGGTTGAGACAGCAGATGTTGTCAAGACTGATGAAGTTGTAGCAGAAGAGATTGTAAAAGCAGAAGATGCTGAAGCAGTCGAGGCAGTAACAGAAGCAGTTGTAGAAGTATCTAAGTCAGAAGAGGTAATTGCAGAAGCAGTTACTGAAATGAAAAATACTCTAGAATCAGCCTTTAGCGATCTAGTGTCAACAGTAAAGTCTTTGCAAGCAGAAGTAGAACTTCTTAAGTCTTCAAAGGTCGATGTTGATACAGTAAAGGATTCATTTGCAGCAGTTGCAAAAGATATTGCAGCAGTATCAAATGAGTTTAATGAATTTGGAAAACGAGTAGACGCTGTGGAAGCAGACACCGCATTCCGAAAGTCTGGAGATATCGGCGATATCTTTCAGAATCAACCTGAAACGGTTGAAAAATCCCTATGGGGCGGTAGTTTCCTCAAAACAGCCGATCTATTCAAATGAACAAATCACTAGGAGGTGACAATATGTCAGAAGAAATAATCAAAAACCAGCCAGGCGCAGGTTCAGATCTAGGTGGAACAGCACCAGGACTTTACCAGGGCCAAGGTGCTTTCGCATCAGGTGGAATTGGTGGAGTAGCAAACCCAGGTGCAGATACACTTGGAAATATTCCAACAGCAACTCTTGGATCTACAAGCGGAGCAAACGCTGTTAACCCTAGTGGTTCAGCGGCTTCTGGAATTTTGCGCCCCGAGCAGGCACGTCGTTTTATCGACTATGTTTGGGACGCTACAGTATTAGCAAAGGATGGCCGTCGTGTAACAATGAAGGCTA